CGCTTCCTATATTATGACCAATTTCTAAAACTGCGTCAGCTGATCCAGATGTCTCATCAATTGATAGTCGAGTATCACCAGAACCAGAAATATGAAGATTTTCTTGGGGGTCATCAGTACCAATACCAACATTTCCAGAATCATAATAAATATCTGAACCACTTTGTGTCCAGTGTCCAAATACAACGGGAACCCCAGAATCATATAATGTTCCTGTGAAATTAATATCACCAGTTACATCGACATCGTATCCGGGAAATAATTGATTTACACCAATATTCTGAGATGTTAATATATTTCCGTCAACTCTAAGTACATTTTCGGGTGTGTATAGACCATTTAATCGATCAATTATTACATTGACTTTTTGTCTCCACTGCTCATGAGTGGTAGTCTTTAATACTAAACTGGGATGATTATTGATTGGTTCTGGTATTGCCATGGTTCCTCTTCTATTTATTTAGAAAGGAATCCATTATTCTTGCGGGGTTTCCTCTAATAATTCCGGTTCGGTATCATTTTGTGGTTCTTTTGATTCAGGAGTTACCAATTTTTTAGCGCCATTCAATGCGACATATGCTTGTAGACAAACATTTGCCACCTTCAAACCGTGTTGTTTAACAGCGATATCAAGAGCATCACGAATAACACCAATATCCATGCCGGATAATTCCAATACATACATTTGTTTTGCGTCTGTTTCTTCCATAATTAATTTCTCCAAACGTATTTATAACAAAAAAGGCGGGATAAACCCGCCAGATTTGTTTATTAGTTTATATCAGTTGGTTTATGTTACAACTTTCCAATATACGATTTCTACAGTATCGTTTTCTACCAAAATTCCATCATCGAAATCAACCTCATCCTTGTTGGTTCCATCAATAACGAATTCCTGAGAAGCGCCGTGTCGGTATCTCAATCCGTTTATATATGCTTCTGTTTGATCCTCTAAGAGAGTAATAACATCAGATGCTAATGTAATGGTATCAGAAGTTTCTTGACCGGAAGTTACAGTGAAGAATTCGCTGTGTTTTCTCGCCTTAACCATGTCCGATCCATTAGAGATATACTGAAGTCCTGCAGTAGATCCAGGATTCAAGTCTAGGTTCAATGTTCCTGCTTCCCCATAAGCGGCGAAACTGATATCATTCGAAGCAAAACTTGCATTTTCCCAAACGCTGTTAGTATTATCCCACAATAACAATTGTCCAACAGTGGGAGAAGAAGTTGATACATCAGAAAGACCAGAAATAGCGTGATTAGAAATATCTGAACAAGTTCCAGTAACAGATCCTTCAAGATTGGCAACAAGAGTAGCAGTAGCATATCCAGTAGCGCCAGTATTAACAGTCGATGCTGTTGATAGATCTTCTTGAGAATCTACGAACAATTTGAATTTATTATCTGTCTCATCTCTGAAAAGACCACAATAGAGGTCTAATGATCCAGTAGAATCATAAAGTCCAACAAATCCAATGTCAAGAGTATCAGTACTGTTGTTTGCTTTCGCCATTTGAAGAATAGAGTCCTCAACCTGGATTTGACTAGTACTTACTGTAACAGTATCACCATTAACAGTTAAATCTCCAGTAACTGTAAGATCTCCACCGATAGTAGCATCATTAGTTACATCCAATCCAGTACCGGCAACAGTAATAGCGATTTGTCCAGATGCGGTTAATCCCCCAGTCGTTACTGTTCCTAATGTCGAAGTTCCAGTGACACCGAGTGTCCCACCGATCAAACCGTTATTTGTGATGTTTAATCCAGTTCCAGCAACCGATGATGCGATTGTTCCCGAAGCATTTATTGCAGCTGTGGTTGTAGTTCCTGTGATACCGAGTGTCCCACCGATTAAAGCGTTTGTAGTGACGCTAAGTTCGGTTCCTCCACCAGTAGTAGAGATACCCCCGAATGATACCGAGTCATTCGAATCGATACCCATAACTGTTCTTGCTGTTCCTGCTGCTAATTCAGCGGGAGTTCCTGCACCGGTTGTTCCTAAGATTACAGCGCCCGCTGTATCTGCTAATTTAGCTAAAGAAACAGAACCCGTCAAGATTTGCGATGTTCCTCTTAAATTGATAGCCATTTTTCCTTTCTCCTTGACTGTGTTTAAGTGTTATTTTCAGTCGTGGATATTTAGAATTATGCCTTTTTCCAACGAACCCTTATAAAATCACCTTCAGCGATACCAAATTCTGATATATCAAGCCTGTCTCTATATCCATTAACTAATGAAAATGTGTCGGTATAAGATTGTGAAAGTCCGTTAAAATCAACTTCGGTATACAATTCTGTCCCGGTTGCAATCTCACTTTGCAGTGTTATATACTGATTTGTAACCATTGTTGCATCAACTGTAAAAACTTGCACATCTTCGTCAGTAACCGATATTGCCTGTCCAATTTCAGCGGCGGAGACAAATTCGATTTTCTTTGTTGTTGTGTTGTATTTTGGATATGATTTGTTTACAGATAAGTTTGTAGTGTCAACGTCATCCAATCGAAGCATGTTGACTTCTCCACCACCCCCACTGGAACTAGCGAATAGACTCATATTGTTGATTTTCTGATTCAATTGATTTTGAAGGGAAATAAAGTCACCACGGATTTTAGTCATTTGATCTTGAAACCTGGATTCTTGTTTCTCTATAAATCCACCAACTTCTTCTTTCAAATTGTCGATATCTTCTGTTTTTGATTCAAACAGTTTCAATAACTCTGATTTTTTCAGAATTTCCATTTTTTGTTGTGGTGGTTTAGTTACTACATGTTCGCCGGGAATAGTAACTTCTTTTATAATTTGTCTCGTTCTGTCAAATCCTTCTTTCGTGGGTTTGTATATTTCTTCTCGGAAAACGTCTTTTGCTATAACATCATCTTCGTGTGTAATTGGTTTGGGTTTCAATCGTTCTAATATTTCCTCGGATAATTGTGGTTTTACTGGAAATTCTTTAGAAAAGTCAAAGTTATAATCATCGCTAGACGATATTCCAAATTCAAATAAACTTGGTTCTTTGGATAATATTTCCTCGGATAATTGTGGTTTTACTGGAAATTCTTTAGAAAAGTCAAAGTTATAATCATCGCTAGACGATATTCCAAATTCAAATAAACTTGGTTCTTTGGGTTTCAATCGTTCTAATATTTCCTCGGATAATTGTGGTTTTACTGGAAATTCTTTAGAAAAGTCAAAGTTATAATCATCGCTAGACGATATTCCAAATTCAAATAAACTTGGTTCTTTGGGTTCCACATGATCATTCAAACCGAAACCAAATTCTTTCAGAAACGAAAAATTGATTGCCGTGTTTGACACAATATCAAATTCAAACAGATTACATTTGCCGAGGATTTCAAACTCAAAAGATTCATCTATTGATTTGGAGGCTGACAAATTTTCTATATTTGGAAAAATTAAATTCACTCGTTCGATTCCTCCCTGATTATATTTAATTTTTTCCTTAGTTCGGATATTAGAAGACCGCTATTTTCTTTTGATTCTTCCTTTTTCTTGTCCTTCTCTTCGTCTTCTGGTTTTTCTTTGGGTTCCTTTGGAGTTGCTGGTACTTCTCCAGCTGGATCGTCATTTGTAAAAGTGTCTTCTTTTGGAGCATTAGTTCCTGCGAATTCACCAGCGTCGTCCATTTCCTCATCCGAGATTTCACCAGATGATTTTTCTTTCTCAATCTGCTTCATTAAATCTTTGATTTCGCCGTCATCCAATTTAAAGATTTTCTTTTTAATCCATTCTCTAGACAAGTATTCTCCAACGAAACTTTCAGCGTCTTGTGCCAATTGAAATCGCTCTCGCATAATTTCAATACTCTTCATTTCTGCTAAATAGGAGTTATTTTGGTATTCGAATTCGATGGAATCTCTGTTATCTTCCCACTCTTCTACTGAAACTAAACCCTTTAAAAGTAATTGTGTTTTTAGAACATCGTTAAAAAGTTCTGAAAATCGTCTTCTTAGTCTTGAAACATATTTTCCAAATCTAACTTCATCCCGAGCAATTTCATTTGATCGTCCAATTGCGAACATTCGATCCTGCTCTAATCTTGAAAGAGGGATATTTAAGGACTTGAAAAGTTTCTTCCTGAAATATTGGATGTCCTCAATTTCACCGAGATTTTGTGCCCCATTTAAGGTAGTGATTTCTGTACCACTTTTTCCTTCTCTTCTCGGCAACCAATAATCCTCGGTCATAGCTTGATGTTTTTTATTGTTTTTAACCTCTCCTGTTCCAGCATCATAAATTATCTTATTTCTGAATTTATTCATGATTCCTTGCAAATAAGATTCTGCTCTAGTTCTTGGTAGATTTCCCACATCAATATAGAAAACCCTTCTTTCGGGTGCTCTAGAAATCCGATATATAACTACGCTGTCCTCTAACATGATAAGTTGATTTAAAGGCTTTATAGCCTTGTGTAAATGACTTAGAACAAGTTGCTTTTGGGGGTCGAATATACCCGATGTAACATGAGCAATATTTTCTGCTGCTACTTTGATGGAAACTGAGGAATGGGACATCGAAACTGAAGTTCTTTGTTTCGGCGCTTCGTGTGGAGTGAATATAAAAAACTCTCTTGTTTCTTGAATTGTACGTGCTCCACCGTGTTGGTCTCTATTGAAAACGACCTCTTTTACTTTTCTGATACTCAATGCGTCGATGTACTGGAGTTTTGCTAATCCTTTCTTTTTATTTTTGAAGGGTATTTTTTGATAACTTATACGGCCGTCTATATACCATCTTTTGAATATCTCATATCCGTTTTTGTTGAACTCAAGGAGTTTTAAAGTTTTATCAAATTCTTCTGTTATCTTAGCTTTCGCACCATCTTTCCATGAAGTGCCATCAAGATTTATTTTTACGGGTGGTTCACCTTCATCACAAACCATAGCATCAGTTAAAATCTCATCTATGGCATCCTCACATTCAGGTTGTAACGCCATATTTCTGTATCGTTTTATAAGATCATTCTCGGTTTTGTATATTTGTTCATAATTTATAGAACCAACAGTTCGTCCGCCGTAAATGTCGTTTTGCTCGGTTTCAACTACTATCGCACCGTCACTGGGTTCATCCAGTAATTGTTTTTCTATATTATCTTTCTTTTTTTCTTGCTTCTTGCTTAGGAAACTGAAAAGATCAAAACCAAATATTTCGGGCATAAATTGCTCCTATAATAAAAATGTCCCATAGTATTTATGGGACATCGATACTAATGAAATATATTATTGTTATTATTCGCCGTCTGGGAACCCACCAGCATCTCCTGTATCACCTACAGATGGGTCAACGACCCAGAAGTCATACTGCAGTGTAGCGGTGAATTCTTCAATTGTGTCCACTGTTTCCCAGTCCAAAGGAATACTTGCTATAACTGAAGGCCAGACACCTTTAAATAAGTATCGTCTTAAAACTCTGCCATCCTGACCAAGTTGTTCGACAAATCCCTCTGATTTTAAAAGTTCCGGACTTAGATCGGTCTGATTTGAAACATGACCGTTCATAGCATTAGACCAAGCTTCTAGATCGTTCCTTATAACATGATCCTCGTCATTGAGAATGGTTACTTCCCATTCATCAAATGTTCTATCACCAGGCAGTTTAATTTTTCGTCCCATATAAGGAACTTCGATTATTCCAATGTTTGATGGTGGAGTTCCAGTTGCTTTCAAAAGGAATTCTATCTTCTCATCACCATTAGAACTTATTGGGTTTGTAAACGATGCTCTAAACTTGGATGGTCGAGCTCCACCGCCTGTCAGTTTTGATTTCATATTTGTTACGCTCAACGCCATTAGTTACTCCTTATAGTCCCTTAATTATTTCTTCAAATTCAACATCAGTATTTACGGCGACGAAGTTAAGTTGAATGAAGTTGATCGAATATGCTGGTTTTACGTAAATATCCCCAACGAATTCATTTCTTTGTAATACGTCTGAAGTATTGTTTGTTCCATCACAAACAATTCTGAAGTCTGTTATTTCCCCTCGTCCCTTTTTCCCCTCAAGGTAAGGTCGAACGGTTGCAAGAAAACGATTTCTAGTGAAAGTATTGTTATTCTTGAATAGGAACGATCTAGCGCTTCTTGAGATGGATTTTTTCATCTCAATAAAGATTCTACGAACATTAATCCTATCAAAAGCACTAGGTCTAACCATCATTGTCTTGTCCCCATAAAGGACTGCGCCTTCGCCTGGGAAAGAAACAACGGAGTTTATACCCTTTTTATACAATTCGTCCCTCTCTTCTTTCTTTGCGCTCCACGCCAATTTTATAACATTTCTGATACCTTTTCCACCCGGTGAAAAACCAGCGCCTTCTTCTTTGTCTGTTTCTGCCATAAGTCCGGCGATGTCCCCATTATCAGGAACCCAGATATAAGTATCATCAAAACGATTGTATTGGTATTTCCAGTTGTCAGTCATTTCCATATATGATGGTTTAAGATCGTTAACACCACCGAATGATAGAGTGTCTCTATATGCTAACACATCAGTTTTTTCAGAACCCGAGTTATTAACGACATCGCTCTTTTCTGGTGAGATAACACCAACAGTATCTTTTCTTTTTACAACGGAATCATATACCTTAGCGGCGATTGTTGCGTCAGCATCTGCACCCAATAAGAATGAAATATCAACCTTGTCTGGATCATTCAATAGATCGTATCCCGATGATAATGCAGTTGTAAAACTTCCAGAATCATTTGCCCCGCTTTCAAGTTGGATAGCGTGTTCGGCGTCATCAATTGCAAGATCAGTATATGTAGTTCCATCAGCGAGAACAGTATCCCAGTTTGTACCATTTGTGGGTTTGTCCATAACTCTAATATAAGGTGATCGTCTGTTTATAACTGTTTTGTAAAAATTTGACGAACCGTCTTCTTTTTTTGCGTCAGAAGCAACTGATAAGAATTGATGCTTTTCTAGTACCTGTCCGGGTGTTCCTGTGAATTCTCCCAAGTGGTCTATAACGACAACATGTATTTCATCTCCAACAGCACCAGCAGCTGCGGCGGATACCGAAGTTCCTGGAGCACCATCAAATAAATCTGATAGAGCGACTACAGTGCCGTCGGGTTTTGTGTATGTCCATTCATCACCACTATCATTGTTGAATTTTGCGGCAGATCCACAGATACCAACGAATAATGAATTTCCCATTTCCCCGGCAAATTTACCAGCCCAGGGACCTACAGAACCTTCTCCATCAGAGTAATTGCTGTCGTAGTCGTCGTCGTTTTTAATCAATATCGCAGTTCCAGAAGAAACCGCATTTTTTGCGATTGTTGTTGCACTTCTAACGACATACAATGATCGTGAATATGCTAGAAAGTTTTCTGCTGTAAACCAACGCGCTGCAGTATCAGTAGTAGGCTTCCCAAATTTCTTTAATAGTTCGTCTGGTGTAGTTACTAATGTTATTTCGTCTACTGGTCCCCAATGTCCTATAATTGGGATACCTGCTTCAGTTGTAGCCACAGCTGGAACACTTGTAGTAAGGTCTCGTTCGGTTGTTGTTATTCCAGGACTCAGCGGGAATGCCATAATTGTTCTCCTTTATTTGGAAATATTTATAATTGGTGTTGTTTCCGTTTTAATTAGTAAAATTTATTCCAACTTGAGAACTCATCGAAATCATTTTCTGAATCATATGATTGATCGTACCAGCGGGTTCCTTGGGAATCTACTGTAACCCTTTCTGCTTCTTCGTCAAAAAATCCAGCGGGTAATAATGTTTCCAATAAATCCTCTTCTGAATCCTCTTTGACTTCTTTTCTAACGTCTTTATTAGTTAATTCTTTGAAGTATTCCTGCTGTGCAAGCCACGCAAAACTAACAAGACACATAACCAAATCATCATTATAACCTTCTTCCGCTTCAAAACTTTGTTTCTTTTCTACAAAAGTCGATATCTCTGATATTATTTCTGAATCTTCAACTACTAATTTATCTGTCTCGATCATCGTCTTTAGATTAGCACATCCAATTCTTTTGACAGTTTTGGACATATTAAGACCCTTCATAGCTTTGGCGTTGAAACCGGATGATACTCTTTGTCCGTGTCGACCCTTAAATTCTGTCATAATAAGATTCTCAAACTCCAAATCTTCATGTAAAATATCAGCGACCTGTTGTCCCAGGTCATTTACCTCTATTAGTACCATGGCATCATTGTAATATTTTGAAGCGTGATATATAGCATTTGGATATAATAGGGAACTTATAGTATTATCCTGATATCTTGCGGCGACCTTTATGGGAAATTCAGAAACGTCAAAAACTACGAATGCCGAACAGTCATTCTCAACACCTCTAGCAGTATCAACGGTTATTATATATTCTCGTCCAGATTTTGGTTCATGTAATACCTTAAAATGATCCTTATTTTGCACCGGTTCTATCCACGCTAAAGATTTTATCTTGGTTCCACTGATTAGAGTATTTGAAGATCCAATGAAATCGACATCATATTCCTGAGCAAATGACTGTTCGCCAACATTAGCGATTGTCATTCTTCGCCACTCTTCATCTCGTCCAGGTACATCCGCCCATGTTGCTAGATATGTAACATAATCTGATCGCCCCTCTTCAGCATCCGTCCACATTTTATAGAAGAAATTTAATCCTTTTGGCGTGGAAATAATGAATACTTTTGTGCTCTTTCCAGATGAAATGGTTGGATATACCGCTTCGAAAAAGTCTGATGCTATATGATCGGGAACAAAGGCGAATTCATCCATGAAAATTAAATTGTAAGTATTTGATCGTCCAGATGCTTCAGAAGTTGTGGTTGCCTTGATAAACGAACCATTTTCCAATTCTATAGAGTGTACGTTCCATTCAACTATACCTTGTTGCATCCATAACGGCAGTTTTTCGTATGCAAATTTAATTTCTTTCAAGATTTTCTTTGCAACATCACCTTTATTCGCAAAAATGCCGACCCTATATGTTGGATTAAACAGTATAGAATGTAAAATATAACCTTCTACAGCGATAGTTTTCCCAGATTGTCGAGCGCATCTAGCAATAACGAATCTATTATCATTGAAGAGTCTGACTAATTCTTTTTGGAAATCATACATCGAAATAATTTTAATACCATCGTCCAATGTAGTAATTTTAAAATAGTTTTCCATAAAATACTCAACATCTTGGGAGCATTTTATGTATTCCTCAATTTGTTCTTTAGTGAACTCAATTTTAACCCCCGCCTTTTTGAGGAAGGGGTTTCCGCTAAATCGTTCATTGTCATCCAGGATTTCTGGTTGTTTAATTGGGGTATAGTCCAATATTTACTCTTTTTTGTTCCCTTTCATTTTATAATCAGTTACGTAAAATCCTTTCCCCTTGAAGTGAATCGGACTTGCATGTATTATTCTTCTTAATTCATTCTCGGAGCATGATTCACAATGCTCTAAAGCATTATCATTTATTTTTTGCTGGACTTCAGTTTTATCCCCGCAATTTTTACATTCGTACTCATAGAACGGCATTATTCATCTTCCTTTATAACCGGGATATCTATTAGTTTATTTGAGGTTTGTTTGATTATCTCTTGTAAATCCGCAGTCGAACCAACAAAAATGTTTGTTTGATTATTTTGTTGTTGCACCGGTTTTTCATCTATTTTTAATGGTGCACCAGCAACCTCTAATTCATCAATTTTCTTGCTCATATCCATCAATTTTTCATTAGAATCTACGATAGTTTTAACAAGATTGGATACAACTTCGAATGCTCTAGGTTGCTCAGACGATTTTGCTATTGATAGTAAATCTTCTAGAGCATCGTTACCCGCTTCGATTGCTAATTTGATATTAGTGCGAGCATAATCATAATCTTCTCGTCTATCTTTAACCAATTTATCTTCAAATTCTTCAGCTTCAATTATTTCAGTAGAGGGTGCTTCGATAATTTCTTTTGACTCAACCACAATTTCTTCTGGCGCTGGTTCCAATTCAAAATCCTCTTCCAATTGTCTAAATTCTTCAAGTATTGGATCTAGTTCCGACATAATTAACTCCCATTCACATCTAGGAATTCTTCAATAAACCCATAATCATCGTCTGGTTGGATATTATCAGCGTCAATACTGTCCGCCGCTACGGTTGTCGGATCTCCACCAGATGTTAATCCTGGTGTAGTATTTATCTGAATTTTATCACCACCAACTTTCCCCTGTGGATCATCAGACACAAAAATATTTGTTATAATTTTCTTAATTATACTTGTTTGATCGACTACGGGGTGAAAGAAGTTCATTTTCATGGTGAAACCAAGAGTCCATTGAATAATTTCCCTGTCTTGAATCGTTCCCTCGTAAGTATCTTCTGGTGTGACATCATTCAGAATAATTTGTACATCGTCAATTTCACCCATATCATTATAAATTAATTTTGTGGGAATGTTTATATTTGGATTGAAAAATGGTAATATTTGTTCTACTATCTGAAGTCCGTCACCTCTTTTGTCAACCATGATATAAACGCTGTAGTTTAAATTCCATGGGACCGGTTCGAACATGCTTTTTTGTGTGTTTCCATCAGATCCAGTAGCATACCGTCTGTTTTTGCTATTATTTTTTCTCTGAGTATCGGGATTCATACCTGTTAATTCGAATCCAATTATGGGAAGATTTATAGCGCTTTTCTTCGCTAAATTTGGATCTTGTCGCAATCTTTCCAATAATTTGTCTTTTGGTGAGTATGTCAACTTAACTTTGAATTCTTTTTTCGTGGTTCCAGCAGAGTTTTTCCTCTTTATTTTTATATCGTTGAACAGTGTACCGAATATTTTGGTACAATTTAATAGAGTTTCGTGATAAAAATAGTTTGGATGAATAGACATTAGAAATCACTCTCACTAAATGGGTTTGATTCGGAGAAGTCTATTATACTTGCGGCTTCAGATTCAAAATCCTTATTATCGCTCGTTGGATCATTTGGAAATTCCAATTCAATATCTTCGTATGTAGTAGCAACACTCAGAGCGTATGAAGCACCGGATGAATCGCCTATTATATTTTCACCGTCTGCGAATGTTCCGAGGATGTCCACCAACTCCAAAATTGAATTACCAGAGTCCCAGGATGCCACAGTACCTTGCGCTGTCGCTGAATTTAGATCGACCCCGGCATATGCAGATTCGCCGACTGTATATGTTCCAGAACCCACACCCAGAGTCATATTCATAGAGTAAGCGTTCTCATATTGCAAATTGTCAATATCAGTTATACCAGTTTTGAATGTTTGATTAGAATATTCGAATAATTCTAATGTCAAAGTATAGACATAATTCCTCCCAAATGAGTAAAATGGTTTTTCATGTTCAACAAATCGAATTTCGAATATTTTTTTATTCAGTGGGAAATAGATTAGGTCTCCCTCTTTTGGTCGACCTAATCCAAGACTATCAAATCTTCCTTTGTGTATGGTAAACATCATTTGGTCCCGTATTTCAAGACCAAATTTCTGTAGCATATCACCTTCACCTTCAAAACCATCAACGCTTTCTATAAACCCCTCTATCGTATGAGTAGTTTCAAAGGTAGAATATTCAATATCACCCAAAATTTTATGTTCATTCTCAATATTTTGTATAACGTAAGTTATGTCAATACCATGAATTTGGATCATTTCTTCGTAGATCTCATCATAGAGATTTTGCTCTACTGTACAGTTCCAATTTATAAAATTTGTATTAGTTGTCATTATCCAATGTACATACCAGGTGGTTCCTCGTATGTATCCTTTAATTCCTGTTCCAGTTCTCTAAGTCGTGTTCTTGCATCATCCAAGATTTGACGACCATTGAATGTAACACCGCCCGGCATTACAATACCTTCGAATTTTGATAAATTATTTCCCCATTGTTCACGAATAAGTTCAGTTGTATATTCTATTAAAAATCTGTCAGAGTAAACTTGGGTGTAAACTTCTGGGTCTAATATTTGATATACTTCGAATACAAGATAATGACCAACCGCTAACTCCGCCCAATTAGTATCTAAGTACATTTTGTCAGTGTGTCGTCTATATCGCAAAATCGGCAAAGCATTAAGCATGTTATCAATCATTTGAAGGTTTTCCATCGTTGCCGAGTAAGATTGCATACGTGATGGAGTTGCGCCAGCGGATCTCAATGCGTCCCACGCTAAATGAAATCTAGCATCAAATAGGACTTCGCCCGGACTGCCAGTAGAAAGGGGTAATATTCGTTCGACACCTATGATAAGATCGCTGAATGGTATCCATCGATTATCTAAGTCGTCTTGTGTGAGTTCGTGGACAAGTATAGTTCTTTCGACCGCATCATAGTGATACTCTTGATACATCGCTAAGGCGTCGTCTATGCGATCCTCAGCCTGGGCATCAGTGACATTCACTTTGATAGCGCCATCGCCGAGTTTTCTTAAACAATATTCTTTGAGAGTTGTTCTGCTAGTTGGTTTCGCCATAGCAGTTATTTAGATATTATTTCTTTATTGGTCGTGAGCGTGTAACATAAAGTGCGTAACCGTCAAATTATATCCTAATTTCTTATAATTTGGGTCTATCATCTTTTTGATAGAGTGAATTAGCGGTTTTGTAGCAACATTTAAGTTTTTTATGGGTACATCCAGACTATCATCACCATCGTATAAATAGGACTTGTTGTCTGGGTCGTCGTTAGTAACATTAACTAAAACATGACCAGGTTTTGCAGCTATAAATGATCCAATAGGTATTTTCTTGTTATTTCCCTCTTCTATGTTCGTATCATCATCAAATTTGCCTTGGTATCGTCTACCCGTTATTAGCACCAGGTGATTTTTTAATTTGGGCGACTTTAAAAGTATGAATCCGTTTTTAACTGAAGAATCCTCAATAGTAAAATTACCCAATATACCTACCAATTTTGTGATTTCACTTTTATCTGCAGTACTGGAAATTTTCTTGGATAGGAGCAGGAGTTCGTCTAATGCACTTGAAGATTCTGTTAATCGACTCACACCGCTAAGATAATCTATTGCTTCTTGGATTGTTTTTGACATAATGGTTCCCGTTGGTTTATCGACAATCGTTCTTTGTTATTTAGGAACAAAAAAGATTTTGGCGAAGTCTAGATGTGTTATCGACATCTCCGCTTTAAGCTGGCACGCTCACAGTGGCTTTGTTAATTCCAGGTGCCGCTGAAATCTTTTTGTCCACCTTTTTGATCCAAAGCTGTTATGATAGGTATTGTCGTGCTATTACCACTACCACGCCATCTCAATACACCATCTAACTTTGATTCATCTATATTTAGGTTTGAACAACTGAATCCAGAGCAAAAACTTTGAGATTTCTTGCTTTGGGAACAGTAAAAGTATTAGCGGTTACGAACACGATTTTTATAGAGAAAGTATCAAAGTTTTCGAATCCTGTTGGTTTCGCTCCTGTAGCGTCTGTACCGAAAATAAATTCTTTATAATCGTTATTATGTGAAGAAAGAGTATAACTCGCTGTAATCTGATTCATCAACGACCATGGATTCTCATCGAACGACAAATCACTAGATGAGTTGTGGATCTTGTAATATACGAAAACGTCCGTACCGGTTGGTTTGTATAGATCCAAATATGCTCTTAAATCTGTAGAAAACCTGCTCGATTCTAATTTAACCCGCCTTGAGATATATTTTGCTGTTGCAATCCCACCGGATGCTAACTCTTCGTGATTTATAGATACAACTCCATCATCAGAACCTTGTTCCAGGAGGGGTATGGTTGAAGTATTCAATGATAAATTTTCGTTCATTTTCGTATTCGAGTCAACTGATATAGCTGTTATAGCATTAGATGATACTGTTACAGAAGCGCTCGCTGCCGAAGTATTAGAACCATTGTCGATACCTATATTTGAGTGAACACCGTCAGTATAACCCGTTCCACCATCAACGATAACAATATCAGAGTCGGATAATTCCAAATTATTTACTATATTTCGTGTCGTTATAATTGACAGTCTTTCCATGTCAAATACTGGACTGATATTTTCGTCATTTGTAGAAGATGAAACCTTTAATTTAAAATCAACTGAAGTGCTCAATTCTAGAGTTCTCAATTCTTCAATGTTCTTGTTTTCAATGACATTAGTCCAACCAACATCAATACTTGAATCGGGACCCTTTAACTTTGCTCTATATGAGAAACTTGAATTGGTAGTATCAAAGAAGTTATCAAGGGTTGAAGATGTCAATTTGAATATTGAAAATTCTTCTGTTCCCGACGACAGCGCCGCAATATCGAAGTATAAGTCTGTTTCCCCTGTTGTAAATTTACAGGAATTCAACTTGAACATTAGAGATTCATTAGTATTTGCTTCCCATAATCCAGCATTTTGTGATAAAAATAGCGTTCCAATATTGGGTTGTTTTGTTATCTTAGTATTATTCGTGTCAACTGTTCCATCAGAATCTAATACGGGAAATCCAAATTCCCCGGAAAATAGTTCATATTTTGTACTGTTTGTTTTGATTATAATAGAATATTCACCTGGAGTCAAGTAAACCGGCGCTTGAAATACAAAATTTGTTGTTTTTGTTGCGTCTGGTCCTGCGTTAATAACTACATCAGATGGAAGTACTGATACTTCTGAGAATGGAACTATTAGACTTGTGGATGGAAACCCGTTAAAATTGGGTCTAATTTCTATTGCAACTGGAAGATCAGTATCCTTTGTCTTGAAATAAAGGTCTAGACTTTCCAACATTAAACCGTTTCTATATTTTGAACGATCAACTACAAATGATTGTGCTAATGGATCTTTCCATTTTAAATCTCTTGAAAGTGTGTTGATCTCTCTTGAGAATATATCACGATTTATAGAAGAATCATCGGAAATACTGTTTCTTTTTGTCTTTGGAAGTCGAGTGCTTATGATGAATGTTTCGGGGTCTGATATGACACCTTGAGACAAATAAGGGTTTTCGGAAAGTGTTTTTGTGGTTGATAGATCATTCGTTGGACTATCAGTCAGTCTTAACAATCTTTGTCCACTTCTTATTTTTGAAACTGAAGTTTCCGGTATAGTGAGAATCCCTGTAACTTGACCATATTCATCTGTTTTTAAATTTGCTGGAGTGGTTATTGTCGCTATAGTTCCACTTCCATTTGCTCCTTCGATAATATTTGTTACTTGGAATTCGTTCAATATGGGACTTACATACAAAACAGTATCACCGGCACTATCAACCGATTTTAATAATAATTTTCCTGTAGTATCGCCACTAGTTAAAGTTTCCCATTCATCCAATTTATCGTTAAATGTTCCCGTTGGAGAGGATAATACTATTTTTGTTGACAATGCTATATTGGTTGTTACATCTACATCATCAAAAAATCCATATAATTGAGTATTTGGTTTTAAGTTTCTCCCTATAACATGAACAGTATTTGCTCTCATAAATGGAACGACACTGATATCAAGTTTCCCGCCTCTTACAGAACCATCAATTCTATCGGGCAAAAAACGTGTTATTGAGTTCAATTTTGAAGAAGAATCGACTAAAGAGTTTTCTGTTTCTCTTCGTCCAAGCAATTCACTCTTTGAAAGTAGGATAGCATTTGGGTTTGTTTCGTCGTCGGATTTATCAAGATCGACACCACTCCAGATCGATTGCCAATCATTCCACTGAGTCCCAAATCCTTTTCCAATATTTTGAACCGCTGCGAGCGCTGTCGATTCCCAGGCATCATTCTCACCTCGACTGTTTATTGTTACTTTTGGATCAAGGCTTCTAGAAAACCATGTGTCGGAATTAGGTGATATTGTAAGATCTCCAAACCACGAAACCATATTATGTGGATTTATTTTTGTTGTTTTGTTTGCTAGGGGTTGATCTAGGAACAACTTTGATGTATAATTGGATGTTAATAGTGGTCCCGTTTTCTTTGCATTGACGCTAGTATCAGAATCGAATGTAAAAGAATGATTATTGCTTTCGAATGCTGGTCGCAGTTCTCCTGTTTCAAAATCAATTGAACATGAATAGTCAGCATTGTTGATATCGCCGACTGAGTGTCCTGTAAAGTCATCGACTAAAATTCCATTTTTAAGGACTTCGGTACCGCTGTCATTTCTAATTAGAATATTTTTTGCAGTTGTTTTCAGTTGTGTTTGTTCTCTTGTCGATTCTAATTCTTGAAGTCGTCTATCCAATAGCGATATATCCGCCATTGTATATCTCTTATTTTTGACGGGTTTTACACTCAATTCGTTTGGAGTAAATGTATATGGAGGAACTGTCAAAACATACAGAGTCATAGCATTTTTATCATCTGGTGGACTTACCGGGAATTCAGCGGGAATACCTTTAATTACCTTGAATTCCTTCTCTTTTGTTAAGATTACCTTATCAATTCGTGGTACATAGTAATCATAATCTACTTCTAGAAATTGTCCCGCATCTCCCAGCGGAGTCCTATTATCTGCGATATTTCCAGAATCATCAATAACTGGTCTGAAGTCGATAACATTTGATAAATTGTGCAATTTACCGTCTGAATCCTCATATTCTGGGATATCATCGTAATCTATCGAAACGTAAGAATCTACATCAAAAAATCCGCCATTAGCAGAACTGTGTGAAAAATAATCATATAATACTGTTAGACTTGTATCCTCATTTGGGACGGTTGCACCCGGTTTTAAGCGTATTCTACCATGGTCGTAGTGCGTATCTCTTTGTCCGTTATCAAATTCATATGAACTAGTAACATCTGTTGTATCGCTCATTTTTATTGATTTGATTGCTATTATGTCAGACCTTGTAAGTGAAACCCATTTCCCCGTTATTTTCGCATCTGCTAAGTCTGTATCTATAGTTTTAGATCCATCAGTTTTTTTTGTTTTCGTTCTCGTTGTAGGATTTTTCAGTTGTACTATACTGAATACCGAGATATTTTTTTCATTTATATCGTCGTTAACAGTTATAACGGCGTTAGTAGACTCTCCAGAAATAACAGAAGACATAACAGTATATTGGACACCAGTATCCCTATCCAAAAGAATGAATCTTGCTTGAGATTCTGTTTGATTTAGTGTAGCATCAGAAGCGGTGAATGTTTCAACTCCAGATTCAAGACTGACAGTAATTTCTTTTAATGCATTTCCAACAGCTGTGGTATACTTTGAGTATACGAACTCTGTATATCTTTCCGGAGTGGAGGGAGTGGTTTTTATTGATGATTTTGAAACTGGGAGTATAAGAGACTTCTTATTAGTATCTGTTAATGAAGTTGATCCCGATACTTTGCTTTTTGCAGCGACATTGAAGATAACATTTGCATTTGTTGTTTCAAATTCAACTACTTCTGTGAAATCTTTTATATCACCTGTCAATTTTATGTCAAACAGGTTTAGAATGTAATCGTTACCAGATTGTCTTAGTTGTCGAATTCGTGCAGTTCCAATATCACCAACGTCACTTCTAAGAGTAACTTTTGATTGCGTTGTGAAACTTGGAATTAAGTTTGTTGTTCCACCGATCGCACTCGGTGGGAAAGTGACATAAACATAGTTTCCCAGGTACGTTGAAATATTTTCGGATGAAATACTTTTAAAATCTCTTGCTCTATCAACATCTAAAAATTTTGGATATATTGTCTCTATCTCGTACCCATGTACGTATGCTTTACCTGGATCTAGAGTTAATCTTAATTTTGCAGTATCGGTTGGGTGAGTATCAACATCAACAGCGAAATTTCGTACAGTAAAGTTACCGTTTGTATCAAATGTTCTACGTGCTAATTGTTCTCCAAGATATGAATATTGAGGATGAATTTTCTGGTCTGTCTTTACACCGGATACCATTCTAACAAATTCGTAAAAATCTTCCGATGAATTGTTGGTTATAGTACTTCCTGTGTCAATATTCTTTTTTGCTAGAGTCAATTCTATTTTGAATCTATCGGCGCCGGGAGCGGTAGCGTTGGGTGATCCTTGTGCAACATCCAATAATGTTGAATCATCCCCATTTTTTACTATACTTTCCTTAACCGTTAGTCCGATCCTATATGATGGAGTATTTGTAAATTTGTCCAGAATTATAGTTTGTTGATCGCATCTAACGAAAAAACCAGATGTGTAGAATATTCCCGATGTGACAGTTGCGACCGAGGATGAACCGGAAAAACTTGTCGAAGCGACAGTTACTGTATCCGCTGTGGTATTTGTAAGTACATCATCTCCATCAAAAACATTTGAACCAGATATGTAGTATCCAATGAGAACCGATGGTTCAGATGCTGAAACTTTTGTAGCGGATTTTGTAACATAGAACTTTGAACCGCCAGCATTTGTTATAGTTTCCCCATCCCATTCAGAAATTGTTATAGTTTCATCTTGTAATTTGATATATTCTAATTCTGTATCAACGCTGAAATTTCCTGGAATAACAACCGAACCGTCTTGGAATACATGATTCCCGATTCTTGAGAGTTGGTTGTTTAGGATGGTTTGAAGTTGGGTAAGTTCCCTGGATTGTACTGGTTTCGCTGGATTAAAGACTATTCTAAGGAAATTCTTTAGTTCGTCGTAATCGTCATAATATGGAGCAACATTAAAATTAGTTGAAAGTTTTCGTGTCATAAATCATATTTATAACAACTTTCAAAGTGCTTTATCAATGTTTTCTATATAACCTTCGCCAATTCTGAATCCTCGTCTAGAAACACTGTTGCTGAACGTGACAATAGTGGTTTCGTCATCTATTATAGCCCAACTGACATCTTTTTTCTTGGATTTCAGATATTCTATCATTGTGTGTAAATTGTTTAACATAAGTTTATAATAACAGAAAATAATTAATTTGTCAACCCCCAAAATTAAAATTCTAGAATTATTTTTAAGTCTTCCAATTGTGAACTGTCTCTTGGAATCGGTTTTCTATTCTCAAGATACACGACTTCACCGGAGAATTTTTTGAGTTCTGCTCCAATTGGTCCCGCTTCAGCAACATCTCCAGTAGATCCAGAAGTTCCACCTGTGACAGTTTCAGATGCTTGGAATGTTCCGACGACATTGGAAAGTCTCAAGTAAGTCGTTCCGCCAATATCTAATTGATCGACAACAGTTCCGGTTGCATCAGAAGTTCCACCCGTGACAGTTTCATCTTGTGTAAATGTCCCAAATCCAGCATCAAATGGAAGTGCTACAGTTTGAAGATACAAGGCATCTGTCGCTAAACTGCTATCCGCTTTCAATGGATCTTTAATTACTCCAATTTGTCTGTAATCATTATCAACAGTAAGGTATTCAACCCCTTCATCATATTCAAGCCTGGTGTTCATTAAAACGAAAAATCCACCTAATTCATCAACCGGATCTTTACCATGACCATCTTTTGGAGGAATTACAGCAACGTATGAAGCGCCCTCACCTGGACTTCCTGTTCCATCCGTAAATGTAATAGAACCAGTAGTATACAATGTTCCAGCGGTCAAAACCTTTACAGAATCAATAGTACCAGAAGACATTTTTGAAATAGCATTAAATGATGTCCCATCACCACCAACTAGATTCACAGTTGGAGCGATTTCAAACGTGGACAAAGATTCTGCTGTATCTACGTTAGGTGTGACTGTTAAAGTGGTTGTAGAACCGACGTAATCAGTAACCAAAAATGTTTTATTTGAATTAGTTACGTACAACGTCATTCCATTATAAAAGTCGTCGGCTGCATTTCCACCGGATACTACTACAGTTGAACTTGATGATCCAATTGAAGGTAGAGTTCCCGCTAATTCCCTATAACCGCTTCCAGAATTGGCATCAGAGTTTGCCGTCCTTTTGACAACTTGAATAGCGCCGTCAATTGCCGCTTCTTGCACCAACCACTGCAAATCCGATTGTGAACATGTTGCCGTACCAGGATCGCTTGCAAACGTCCGTACTGGAATATATGAAGTTGTTACGAATTTTAATGCGTCAGCTGCACTTATGGTGAACATATATTTCCATACGTAGCCATCAGCAGTTGTAATTGGACTGGTGCTCGACCCTATCGGTTTATCCGTCGATACTTTGCTCGTTTGTGTACCTGCGTCGTATGGCGTGAACAGACATTTGTATACGTTAAATTCGTTCGTCATTACATAAAAAGGATTGACGCCATCAGTATGTAGTGTAGTTGAAAGATCAGTATATGCTGTGTAAATCGTTCCAGTTGTCCAATTATATCGTGGTATAACATGATTGACATCAGAAGCGCCGATCTTTTTAGCAGCGATCATAGTGCGCCAAATCTGATTTTCTACGTTTTGATTATGGTCTGGTGGAGTCGGAGGACTTGTATCATCAGTTCCAGCAATAGCACCGGATACTGTATCGGAAGAAGTCCATGGACTGTATTTTCCGATGAATAGGTATAGGTTGCTAGCTTCTGCCTCCGAAAACCCTTCAGTAAATGATTTTGCATTATGTATTCTAAATTTATTTGTTGCAATTGTAGCCATAGTTTCTCCGGTTCCTAATATTTATAATAAATTTTCTTCTTTCAAGTAA